GGTTTTCGGGTCTGCTTCGTCATCTGCCGGATGGACTTTGATTGCTGGCTTGTTTTGTCGTCCATCATTGACAACTTGACGTATGAAAGTCGGCATACGATTGTACGTCATGCATGGACGACCTTCAATCTTGCGTTTACGAATTACATCTTCCGGCCATTGCTCGCCAAGACGCGCAAATTTTAGGTCGTCTAGTGCGTTCTCTCGATTATCAGACTCAGCGTCTTGGCATAGCTTAAAGTCGATAAGCGCCTGCTTGTGAATAGCAGGCCACTTCGACTTAGAGCCGACGCCTTCACCTTCCGTCTTTTCGTTATCGTCACTATCTTTAGTGATTTCGTTTTCGTAATCCATAGCTCCAGCGCTTCACAGCGTTAAGATTCTGTAATTCTATCTCATTTACTTACTAATATAGTCAAATACTATTTCTTGATTATAGCGTGCCACGAAAACATTACCCCATCCACCCAATAATTGTGGTTTTCGTGCGTTCGCGTGGCTTCTTAGCGTCTTTAACCATATCCAACCCCCTCCCGATAAGACTCAATACGTCCACAGCGTCATCATGCTTACCAGCGGGAAAACGTAGCATCTGTGTGGTGATCCTGTCCTTCCATGCTGCACGCTTGGGGAAGAATACTTTGCCCATGCTTGCCCGTGCCTGTATGCCTCGCGCCCGTGTGGTCTTGTCGCTGATACTCGATAGCCACTCAATCCAGCAATAAGCACCACGCTCTTGCATGCGCTTGATCATAAACGGCTCAATGCTGCGCCTAATTACGCCACTCTCACCGAACCACATCACCGGCTTATACTTTAGCACCAAGTCACACTTAGCATCTATCCAAGCATCAGCCGCTGTTTGCCCGTGCCACCAATCTACAATGTAAATATTGCCGTTTTGATCGACGCCGAATATCCCGTGCTCTGTGTAATCGCCACCACCATCTGTCACGGCGTAATCGCTTGCGCCATAAAAGTTTAGCGTCTTCGGTAGTTCGTCGTAATCAACGATCCAATCGGCTTTGAAGTAATCTCCGTCGTCTGGGATAGGATTTTGCTGATACAAGCTGTTCCAATCTCGCGCTGGCAATACGCCTTTAATCTGCTCTAGTCGCTCTAGTGGATACCAATCCGGCCAAAGTGCTTCACCAGCGTCATTGATAGCTGGCAGACTCAACACCTCCCACTTGTCGCCGCCATTGTCTTGCTCGAGTAGTAGCCGCCCTGTCAGATCATCGTCGTGCCAGCGTGTGTTAATGACGATCACCGCACCGCCTGGCATCAGTCGAGTGTAAGCCGTCGATGTGTACCAATCCCAAACACGCTGGCGTGTGATCTCACTGTCAGCTTCTTGACGGTCTTTAAACGGATCATCAATGAGCAAGATGTCAGCACCACGTCCAGTAATCGCTGTGCCAACACCAGCCGCGACATACATGCCACCAGCGCTTGTGTGCCAGCGATTAGCAGCCTTGCTGTCATCAGATAGTTTCACATGAAACAATTTCCCGAACTCTGGCGATGCGACGATGTTGCGCACTTCTCGCCCAAAGTCGTTCGATAGATCGCTGTTATAGCTGGCCGCAATGATCTGTTTGTCTGGATTGTGCCCGATAAAGTAGCTTGGAAAGCGCCTAGACGCCAACTCAGACTTACCATGACGTGGTGGCATGCAAATGATCAACCGCTTACAATCACCGTTTAAAACGCGTTCTAGCGCCTCCGCAATCAGTTTGTGATGAGGTGCTGCTACATATTGGTCATTTGTGTATCGCGCATAGTCGATTAAGCTGCGCCGCGCATTACGACGCCGGAGCAACTCACTTGCCGCTTGCTGCGATGTATGCGAGTTCATCATCAGTTAGCTCTGTTACTGCTCTTATAGTCACGCCGCCTGATAGCTCTACACTCGATAGCTTTGCATGGATGTAGGGGGCTGCGGCTGCGGCTGCTCCCATGCGTTCGCGTGTCTCAAGCGTTTCATCACGCAGAACTTGAAGCATGTACTCAAGCGGCGTTAAACCGCTCTCTGCGCATCGATCAGCAATCTCTCGTGTTTTTACGTTAGCAGAGCCAATTTTGCGACCAGAATTTGCTCTTGCGCCGCCTCGTGTTGATTTTTTTTGATTGTTTTCAGCCGACATGATTAACTTTCCATTTACCGAAAAGCTTTCTCTCTATATATATGACCATTTTGTTTTCTGGGTTCTTTTCAGATTGTCCAGCCTATTTTTATCTATCCCTATTGTCTCTTATGCGCTTGTCATCAACTACGCCCCATCCTAGTTGCCTACGTATCTCTTCCGGCGTCGGTGGTGGCGTGCGCTCATGTGATCTGCGATCCATGTAGCCGCGCACTACATGCTTGTCAGGATTCGGTATTTTGTTAGATGTATTATAAAGCGAAATATTCATTTGATATCACTCCAATTTATTTTGAAAATATATTAAATAGTTCTTGCGTATCACACAATATGTGATATACTGTTTCACATGGCAGGCAATAACGCAAGTCTAACAACAGGAGAAACAAAATGACTATCGAAATCGGCGTAATCATGACAAATAAATTCATACAACTAAGTGCGGAAGCAATTCAATTGTGCGAAAAAAATTACGGAAAAGTTGGCTCTGGTTGTGGCAAGTGTCCGATTAATTCGGAATGTACAAGTGGAACAAACGGATGGTCGATTGACGCGCTAAACGACCACACTGAAAAAGTAAATTTTGCTTCACTAAAAGCTTTGGCGTAACAGGCAGCTTAAAAGATGACTAAATACATCAGCCCTACACCAGCCCAGATCATCGAAGCACGTGGCACACTGTCTCAGGTCGCGTGTGCTGCGATGGTGCTTGTATCTGTATCCACTTGGCGCGCTTGGGAGTACGGGCAAAATCCCATGCCGCTTGGACTATGGAAATTATTCCTACTGCTAATAGAGAAAGAAATAAAATGAAAATTAAAATTGAATGCAAGCTAATACTTGTGACTAATACCACTTTAATCACTTCTGCAACTCTTACACGGATAGTTAATCAAGTTTGCCCGCGTGCTTATGTCGCGCAAGTATTTGAACGATATGATGGCGCGGACAATGAAGAATGCCAAGTCTTAGCAATTGCCGGATTGCATATTAACGATCATGAATTTTTACTTAAAAATTTAAAAGGATTAAACGAACATGCAAAAAAACAAACTGAATCGAAATTTATAAGCACAAAAAGATTTAATACATTAAAAAATGTTTATGAGGCGTTAAATTTATAAAGGCCCTGCCGAATGACTAAATACACCAGCCCAACACCTGACCAGATCATCGCAGCGTTATGCAAATCCGGCATCCTTCAACGCTTGCAGTGCAATCACGTTTCCGTTGCTGTTTCCGTACAGCGGTTCATTTCCGAGTTTTGCCAGCTTATCTAGCGCGTCCCGCATCGCGGCTTCTTTTGCCGTTATTGCGGTTGTCACTTGTGACAGCTCTAAAAATAGCTTATCTATCGTTTCGGTTTCCATCGTCATTTCTGTGCCATAGTTTTCTCCAAGGCCGCGATTCGTGGGTAGTGCGGCATAACCCGTCAATCAACGCGGACGGCTTTCAGCAGCCGGTTATTTCTGCGTTATTCATTGCGATCTTTATTGTCCTTTGATATTTCAATCGCCCGCCACACGACATTAGCGCAGATTAATAGCAGTATGGGAACAAATACGTTGCAAAGGCCGCAGTGCGTAGTTCTAGGCCCAGCCATAAAAACAATGAAATCAATGAGTTGCCGAAGAAAAATGCAGTTTTAGTCCCGCCCATTCAGTCCGTGCTTTTTCATGTTGAAAAGCAGATTGAAATTGATGGCGTCGAAATGGGGGTGTTGATGATTAGACGGTCAAAAAATATTGGGCTTATGCTCATTTGGTCGCCTGCTTCCAGCCAAGCACCGGCTTTATTTTCGGGGCCACGTTTTTCTCAATTGACCTAAATTCTTTAGCCGCATCTGATAGAGATTTGCCGGTCCTCTCTTGCTGTGTGAGCGTTAATCCGCCCCCAGCAGCTAGATGTCCTGTCTTTGCTTGTGTTTGCTTCAAGTCGTTAACCATTTTTAAACGTTCAATTTCCGCAATGACTAGCGGCCTAAATTCTTCGCGCTCTTTCTTCGTCATCGTTTCTGCATGTAATTTCTGTCGGTGCCTAGGCGCTTTGGCTATCATTCGCAGTTCGCAGCACTCTAGCGACTTCGTGTATTTACCAGTGTCTAACAAGCAATTTTCACACTTCATTATTTTAGTGCCAAACCCCATTGCGCCGTCATCGCCGGCGTTGGAACGAATACCATCATTATTTGATCCATCATTTCCCCATCATCAAAATTGACACGTTCAACACAGCTGCACTAGCCCAATACATCGCTTTCGGCATGTTTGCATCATAGATATGCCTCATAGCAGCGCATACAAATAAAGCTACTATCGTATAGTCAAATAATAACGGGCTTGATAGCAGCTTCGTTAAAAACGCCATCACGCACCTCGCACATAAGCTGGCAATCCGGCCAATTCGCGTATCACAGTAGTAGTAATGCCAAATTCCTCATGTACTGCAAGAATAAACGTAGCTCCAATCTTAATTGTCTCGCCGCGAATCTTGCTAATGACTGGAGCCTGAACTCCTAAGCGCATGGATAATTTAGCATCGTTCTGCTTGCCTGTCAGCAGTGTATGTAAATAGTCTAATAGTGTGGCTTGTGTGTTCATTTTTTAATCTCGATTATTCTAAATTTTGAGCAGCTTTAACAAACATATCAGCACGTGATTTAGACATTGTAAATTCTTCAATAATTTCCATATCCCATTTTTTAATGCGGTTTTTATTTTTATTAAATAATTCCTCGTCAATCTCTAGCTCAAAAACACTGCCCTCTAACACTGAGCAATACCAGTTTGCACGTGATCCACCGCTGTCAATATCTCCGCTTATCATTCTGACATCGTATCCAACTTTTGCGCCGCTATCTCTATCAAAAGCAACAGCTACTTTTACATCCATAAAAACAACTGCAAATTTCCGATGATTGGTTTCTTTTGCTGTAATACGTACCTTGATTTTGTTCATTTCATTCCCCTGTTTTGTCTTCGCTTAATTGCGAGTCCATGTAAAACAGTATGACAGATAATTCATAGAATGCAAGCTTATTTTTAATTTATTTTAATTATTTCTTTGCGCCCCATCCCAGCACTGGCAGCGGTGCTTCTCGCATTGCTTTATCTGCCCTAGCCTTGCGCCATGCGTCTGATAGCGCTTTGCTCGTTACTGTGCGCTGTGTGAGTGTTAAAGCACCATTTTCTGCTAAATGGCCTTTTTCTGCTTTAGCTTGCTTTATCATATAAATAGGCTGCCCTGTGCCAAGCCTTGTACGTTAAGCTTTCGATATTCATCGTCAGGCATGTTGCGTAACCAGCTTACACAGCAAGTAACACACTTAAAATCCATTTTATTAGTTATCCCGCACTCTGTACATTTCATATCAGTGCATACCAGAATTTTTTGGTTTACTCTGTTTAATAGCTATTTTTGCAGCAACATCAAACATAGATTGTATGTCCTTAGTGTCGGACATCATTGAAATTACAGCAACAGAACAACACAATAGACTATATGCGCCAATATCCTCTCGAACATCCAATTTTTCAAATAGATCAAATATTTTATTGTTAAGCTTGTCGACATCACAACGCAATTCTGTTGGCATAATCATATTTATATTTTTATAACTCATAATTTCCCCTTATATATATATTAATTATGTATTAGTAGTATTTAATATAATCATTGATCCAGAGAAGACCAAGCCATCCTAAGCTGATTGGCCTTAATAATCACGTCACCGTCGATTAACCCGCCAGCCTTGTCGATAACAGGTGCTAACTTCGCCGCCTGCTCCCCTGTTTCATATCTACCCACAGTAGGGGACTATCATCATCCTAATCCGCTGTCGTTACCCGACCAGATTAAGCGTATTACATTCATTGTCTGGCTGGGTTCTGACTCCCACTTTCTGCGCAACAAAGTTTAGTTTGCGCTCCATAAAACAAAAAAAACCTTAGGAATTAGTCTGCTTGCGGACACAAGCGGCATTCTCTGCCTGACTAATTTCTAAGGTTCTCTTCTCGTCGTGTCCGCGACTTGTGACCATCTTAAACAATA